GCGACGCTTGAAGTCGGCCTCGACGGCATCATCTACACGCCGGTCATTTTGACGTCGGTGCGGATGCAGCGCGTGCTCGCCGATGGCGATAGCCGCACGATCCAGCTGGACTGCAAAGAGATCCAAATCGCGCAGGGCCAGCTCGTCACGGCGAAAGTCGCAGCGGCGCTGGCGCCCAAGTCCAAGCCGAAGAAAAAGAAGGCGGCGCTCGTACTTTCGACGCAGGTTGCGATCGGGCAGGCTGAGAAGTCATGGCTTGATGGTTATGGGCCGGGCGGTGTGCCGACGCCAGCGACCGTCGCAGTGCCCAAAGCGCAGGCAGCGCCGATCGCCAAGAAAGTCGTCGAACCAACGCCACCGGTCGAGACGCTCAAGTATCTGTTTCCGTGAGGTCTCGTCATGCCGTACTACAGCGTGCCCATCAACACGACCACGGACTCGACGCCGCAGACGCTCTCGGTGGTCCTCGAGGGCGGCAACTGGCAGCTTGCCTTTCGCTACAACACGCGCGGCGCCTACTGGCGATGTGACGTACTCGACGCGGCTGGCAACGCGCTGTGCGCTGGCCTGCCCGTGCGCAACTTCGGCTTGCCGTTCAATCTGCAATTCTACCTGCATGACAACCTGCCGCCTGGACTGCTCGAGGCCGTGGCGACTGCAACTCCTGCCGTTGACGCTGGTCCGCTCGAGCTTGGTGGGCGCGTGCTGGTGCAATACCGCACGGCGGTGCCGTGATGGCGGACCTGTACGGGCGCTCTTGGACGCTGACCGCTGGCGTATACCAGTGGTCCGACCTGCGCGTGGTATTCGAGGTCAAGCGCAACCTCAACCGCCATCCTGACCCGGCGCAAATCACGGTCTACAACCTGTCGCGCGCGCATCGAGCGGCGTTCTCGCAAGGCGATCCAATCGTGCTCGTCGGCGGCTACACGGGCGCGGCTGGCATGATTTTCAGCGGCCAGTTGATGGAGCTATCGGTGCAGCGCGATGGCACCGAATGGGCGACCACGTTCGTCTGCCGCGACGGCGATGCCGCATGGAAGTCGTACATCTCGACCGGTTTCAATGCCTCGACACCGCTGACGACCGCTGTGCAATACATCGCTTCGCGGATGGGCTTGACGGTCGCGCAATCGTCGCTGGCGCAGCTCTCGGGCATCTCGACGCAGGGGCGCCTCGCGCACGTCGGTCTCGCTCCTGACGCGATGAGTAAACTGCTGGAGCCGCGCGGCTTTCGCTGGTTGCTGCAAGACGGCGCGCTGGTCATCATCCCGAACGATGGCAGCACCTATGAGGATGCGGTCGTGCTCTCGCCGCAGACGGGCCTGATTGGCTCGCCCGAGCCGATGACGGATAAGAAGATCAAAGGCAAGACGCAGACATTCCACCGTCTGCGCCTGAACGCGCTGCTGCAACCGTCGCTAACGCCGGGTCGCAAGCTGCAACTGGTCAGTGAGCAATACACTGGCATCTATCGCGTCGACGCTGTTGTGCACCGCGGCGATTCACGCGGCCAAGACTGGTACAGCATGGTCGAGGTGACACGCCTGCCGATCGAGGTGCCGCAGTGATTGGGATTACGCTTGAGCAGGTCCTAGACGCCGCGCTCGATGCGCGCGTGGCCTCGATGTGGTCGGCGCTACCTGGTCGCGTGCTGGCATGGTCGCCGACTGGTACATGCTCGGTGCAACCTTTCCCTGCGACCATCATCGACGGCGAAGAGACGCCGTTGCCGGCGCTGGCCGACGTGCCGATTGCCTACCCTGCTGGCGCTGGTGGCTCAATCACCTACCCGCTCGAGGCCGGCGACTATGTGCTGCTCATCTTTAGCAGCTCGCCGCTTGCGCGCTTTCGCTCGTCTGGTGCCGAGGGTGATCAAGGCGAGACGCGGCGCTTTGACCTGTCGGACGCTTGGTGCATCCCGATGGCTGGCGGCGCTGCACTGACGTCGGCCACAGACCGCGTGACCATCGGCCAGCCTTCGGCGCTCGATGCCAAGGTGCAGGTTGGCGCGACACCAGTTCTGCCGCCGACGCCGCCGGTACAGGTGCCAGCGATTGCCGACCCAATCGTGCCGCCATTGGCGCCGGGATTCCGACAGCCATCAGGTCGAGCTGCGCGCACGGGCGATACGATCAAGATTGTGGTCGATCAACCGACCATCGAGGCATTCGTCGCAGGCATGGCGGCAATCGCTGCTGGTGCACCAGTCACACCGTTTGACATGGTCGGCGTTATCGCGAGCGGGTCTGACGTCGTCGAGGTCAAGTGATGGCAAACAAAGCGGGTATCATCAACGCAGACACCGGCGTCATCATCTCGGTGCCAGATGCGCTGGTGAACGATGGCGGCGTCTGGAAGATCGCGGCGACTGCTGGTGGCGGCGGTGTGCCAGCCACGCGCACTATCTCGACGACAGCGCCTTTGACCGGCGGTGGCGACCTTTCGGCCAATCGCACGCTGGCTATTCCGGCTGCCACAGCGACCGTCGATGGGTACATGACATCGGCGCAGGTCGTGGCTATCGCTGCGGCCTCGACCAATGCGACGACCGCAATCGCCAATGCTGCCGCCGCGCAGTCGACAGCCGACGCCGCTGCGGTCAAGGCAAACAACCTATCGGACCTGACGAACGCCAGCACGGCGCGGACCAACCTCGGCCTCGGCTCAGTCGCCACGCTTGCTGCCGATACGGACACCACCCTCAGCGCCGACAGCAACTCGAACGTCGCTACGCAGCACGCGGTCAAATCCTACGTCGACGGCATGGTCACAGGCGTTATGAAGTTCAAGGGGTCGACCGATTGCTCGGCAAACCCTAACTATCCCGCGGCCAAGAAAGGCGAGGCTTACGTCGTCAGCGTGGCGGGCGTGGCTGGTTATACGTTGGTGGGGCGCGTCTTCGGCTGGGTCAAATAGCTAGCGCCGACGAGCGCGTGCGCGTAGCATGGCGACCATGGCGACGGCGTGGCGAGATTTGGCACTAGACACAAGCGGCGACCTGCTGGTCAGCGGCGGCGACTTTGTGCTGCTGCAAGGCAACGACGCGATCGTGCAGGAATGCCAGACGGCGCTCGGCCTCTACACCGGCGAGTACCCGTTCGACACGACGATCGGCACGGCGTGGCCGGTGTTGCTGAACCAGAAAGGCGTGACGGATGCGCAGCTGTCGGCTGAGATTCGGCGCGTGCTGTCGACCATCACGGGCGTTGCGAGCATCGACAGCATTCAGATTGCGCGTGATACGACCGCGCGAACTGCGGCGATTACCGTCTACCTGACGACCGATTCAGGCGCGGCGCTTGCGGTGCCGCTGGCACTGCCCGGAGGAGTGTGATGGCTGGACCTACCTTCGGGCCGAGCGGTCTGCAAATCCAGACGGTCGACCAAATCCAAGCGGACCTGTCGACCTACTTGCAGGCGCAGTTTGGCGCGTCTTTGCAAACGCTGAACGGCAAGACGGTCGTCGGCCAGTTGGTCTCGGCGCTCGCGCAGACGCTCGTGACGTACCAAGAGGGCATCGACGCGGCCTATCAGGCCAACACGCTCGATGGCGCAGACGGCGTCAACCTCGATCGATTGGTCGAGGCGCTTGGCCTGACGCGCAACGTGGCGACCTCGACCATTGTCGGCGTGACGTTTGCCAACTCGGGCGGCGTGGCGGTCGTGGTGCCGCAGGGCGCCATCATCACGCTGGGCGCGACTGGTGCGCAGTTTGGCGTCATCGCCAGCGTCACAGTGCCGGCGGGTGGCAACATCGCGGCGCAGCTCGGCGCGCTGGTCTCTGGTCCGACGCAAGTCACGGCCGGCCAGACGACGTGGCAAATCACAACGCCAATCACCAATAGCTCGTTCCTGACGCTGACCAACGCTGCCGATGGCGCACCTGGTCTCGACCAAGAGAGCGACGCGGCTCTGCGCACGCGCGTGTTGTTCTCGGCGCACTTGCCGGGCAACTCGACGCTCGAGGCTATTCGCGCCAATCTGGCCGACCTCGACGGCATCGATGCGGTGCGGGTCTACGAAAACGTCAACATCGCGACGGGCATCACAACGCCGGTCGCTATCCCGCTGCTGCCCGGCAAGAGTTTCGTCGCGGTCGTGGCTGGCTCCACTGCGGCACTGCCGGCGGTTGTGGCGCCGGTCATCTACGGGCACAAGCCGGCAGGCATCGCGACCTATGGTAGCACCTCGACGATGGTGACGGATGCTGAAGGCTATGCAGTGCCGATTAGCTACGAGCAGGCGACTGGCATCGAGGTCTACATCGACGTCACGCTGACGGGCGTTTCGTCGACGCTCTACACGGCGATCGCAACGGCGCTGCAAACGTATGTCGGCAACGGTGGCGCGGCATCGGGTGTAGGCATCGGTGGCAAGCTGGTCAAGGTGGCACTTGAGGCGGTCATCTACGATGCGAGCAAGGTCAATGGCGTCTCGACGTGCACGGACATCACGGGTCTCGCATTCGACATCGAGAATCCGCCGGTCAATACCGCCAACCTGACGATGCCTTGGAACCAGTATCCGAAGATCACAAACCTCGCACACATCACCATTCATCCGTAGGCGCGCATGGCTGAGATTACACAAATCTCCGGCTCTTTGATGACCGACGCGCTGCCGGGCGAGTTCCGCGGCAAGTCGAACATCGAGAAGCTTTGGCGCACACTCGGCCAGCCTATCTCGGACGCTGACGCCGCGAACGTCTGGCTACAGTCGGCGTTTACGATTTCGCTTGGCGCGGGCGTGCAGCTCGATGCGCTGGGCCAGCTGCTAAATCAGCCGCGCTCGGGCGGTGCGTATCCGATCGGCGAGAGCGACGCGGCGTATCGTGGCAAGCTTCGTGCGGCCGTGCTGCGCAATCGGGCGATGGGCACCGCGCCGGAAATCGGCAAGATTGTGCACGCGCTGCTCGGCGCCAACTGCCTTGGCGTGCAGGTATCGGATGTGCCGCCGGCGGCGTTCAATCTCGCGGTCTATGTCTCGACGGCGTTGACTGCGGCCGAGGTCGATGCGCTGGTGACGTTCGCCTTGCAAGCCAAGTCGGCTGGCGTGCAGATCGTCGGCATCTGCTGGTATGTTTCGCCCGTCTTCGGTTTTGTGCCGTCGACCGATCCACCGGTCGAGGGCTACGGCGACGGCAATCCGGCGCATCCCGGCGGCGCTTGGGCAAACTACATCTATCCGTGAGGCTGACCAATGGCGAACGTGATCAAGAATTTCCCGACGACAAGTGGCGGCGACCCGGAGCTGCTGCCATGGGCCACAAATGGCGTCACGCTTGAGCCTACTGCGGGCCAAGAGTCGAACGGCTGGCAGCCGCAGGCCATCGCGGGTCCACCTGATTATCGGCTGGAAAACTACGCGCGCTTTCAGCAGTCGGCGATCAACGATCGCGGTCGGCAGACGGGCCTATTTTTGGAATACGCGCGCGCCGAGATTACGCTGGCGGGTTTCGCGGCTGGCGTGAATCAGCGGCGCATCACGATCAACGGCCACAACTTCGACCAGACGGATGCAGTCGACCTGAATACGACGCGCGATGCGTTCGTGGCGGCGATCAACTCGGACCCGCTCGTGT